ACTTCGATATACTGGCCCGCTGCTAACGTGTCGTAGCCGATAATCTGAAAAAATGCAGCGCCGCCATCAGTGGACTTTGGGATTGTGATGCGCGTAGCGGAACGGGCAATATCAGTACCATTCCTGCGGAACCATATGGTCACATCATGGTCGGCGTTATCCGAGTTGGCAAACTGCAGGTTAGGCGCAATCATATACGTGCCAGCCGCAGCAAACGTGATGCGCGTAGCGTTACCACCACTACTAGCAATAGAAATACCATTGCCGCTGATCTCGTTGGTGCCAAACTTTACAGCCGTTGGGGTCGATACGTTACCAGTCTGATCCGTAATATCGGAGAACATGGCAAACGCGCGTCCGGACAACACACTGAAAGCGACCGCGCCGCCAGTGATGGCAACATTGCTGGCGCTTTGTGTAGCAATAGTACCGAGTTCAAGATTGGTGCGTGCAGCAGCGGGTGTCGAGGCACCCGTACCACCATCAGCCACAGCCAGATCGGTGATGCCAGTAATGGAACCACCGCTGATCGTCGGAGTATTGATGGTCGGCGTAGTCAAGACCAAGGGGGTGCCGGGGTCGATAGGCGAAATCGAACTACCGGCAAGCCGGACATTACCGACAGACGCCGAAGACGTGCCTACCTTCAGTGCAGACGCAGCACCTGCGCCAGTCAGAACGGATTTCTCCGTAGCAGCGACACCGCCATCTACATGCAGTAGCTGGCTGTAAGTATCACGTACCTTGGACCCGGTGAGAGTTGTCGGCATCTAATCCTCTCTAATAGGAAGGAGGGGGCCGGAGCCCCCACCATTACGAGGCCATAATGACCCAGTTTGTCCCGTCGCTTACCAACATGGCCCAAGCACCAGCGGCTGCCGCACAGATGGTGGTGCCAGCAGTGTCAGTGCCAATCGGCTTGACGTTGGAAGATGCCGAGACCACCGTGTAGGTGGCCGACAGGTTCTTGATCGTCACAACACGGCCCGGAGCAGACGAAGCAGCCGGAAGCGTAACAGTGACAATGGCAGCCGAACCGTTGCAGATCACGAAGTTTTCGTTTGCGCCAAGCGTAAACGAAGCGGTCTTGATAGCAGGCGGTGCGTTGTTCGTAACACGCGCGCTCTGGAGAACGGCATTACCACTGGTAATGTTTACGTTGTCCTGAGCAATACCAGTATAAACACCCATAGTTCTCTCCTATGAAAAGGAGGGGGCTTTCGCCCCCGCCAATTACGTTGCGTTCGGGATCGAACCGGGGTTGGCCTGAACGTCCACCACAACGATGGAGAGCAGCACTCTGGCTGCGTCCGTACTCGCAGTGTTGACAGTCATAACGACGTTCGTGTCGGCGGTGAGACCGGCAGCAGTCGTTCCAGCCACGATGGTGTTCAGCGTGGTGTTGCAGTCAAAGTCGTTAGCAAACAGCGTCAGCGACCCGGTAATACCGAGGTCGATGGTCGCGGCAGCGCCTTCAGCCTTGAGCAACTTCACCATACCGCCGAGGATCATGGAACCCTTCGGCAGAGTTGCCAGAACCAGCGTATCGGTGTTTGCCAGTGCGGTAGCACCAGCAGCCAAACGAGCCGCAGCGATCTTGGCAAAGTCGATGGTAATATCCATCACGGTGAAGTGGTTAGTGTACGAGGCAGCAAGAGCCGTGGAGCCCTTGTTGATGCCAAGACTATCGGTATAAGCAACCATTTTCTATGTCTCCTTAGAACTGGACGACAGCGGACGAGAGGGCTTCCGGCTTTACGACCTTATAGCCGTACACCTGAAGACCACGGATGATGTCGCCGAAGGTGCTTTCCGAACGGATGTTCTCCATCTCCGTCATCTGAGATGCGAAGGTGAAGCCCATCTTGGTGCCAGCGATGATGCTGAACTTGCCAGACGAGACGTTCAGATTGTGGCTGACATAGATCGTGAAGCGGTCGATCATGCCGAGGCGACCATTACGCATCACTGACTGGCTGTCGCCGGAGAGGGAAGCGTCCTTGAGTTCGGACTTCTTGATGAGACCAGCCATACGAGCCGGGATCACGAGGAAGCGACCGCTCTCAGGGCAGTTGTTCTCGTCAAGCACCGTGCCCATGTCAACGATCAGATCGGTGACGGGGGTCGTGCCACCAGCGCCGTCCTTGGAGACGGTGAGGGGGGCCGCAGAGGTGCCGAGGTTGAACGCCTGCGAGATACGGCCAGCAGCCGCACCACGATTGAGGGCGGAGATGTCCGGCAGCAGGTCGGTCAGAACGCGCTGGTCGATCTTGACCTTCATCTGCTCGGAAGCATCCTTGGACCACTGGTCCATCAGGTTGATGTCCGACTGCACGCGGTCGATGTCATCCTCGACGCAAGCGAAATACTCGCCCTTGTCAATCAGAAGCTGGAGCTTCGGCTTGTCGGGGTTTTCCACGACGAGGTTCTGACCCTTGACGTAATCACGGATCGTGATGTTCGGGGTGGTACGGATATTAACCGTATCGCCCTGACCCTTGATTTCGCCTTCGTAGTCGGTGTTAGAAATAGCCGCGAGAACCGTTGCGTCGTAAAAGTTCTCGATAAGTTTACCGGACCAGATTTCGGGGATGAAATTACCCGAATACTGAGGGCGTCCGGGTGCGACGGGATACGCCATTTAAGTGCTCCGTTTAACCAGTTGCGACAATGCGATTTTCGCGCTGTGCGGCGAAGATATCGCGTTCAGTACGGTCGCGCTCGGTCTCACGGCCTTTGTAAGCACCCTTACGAACGTCATCGAAGAACTTAGAAATGTCCTGCGGTGAGTACATCTTGGCTTGGTTATCCACGGGGGCAGACGCTGTACGTCCACGTCCGGGGGCAACCTGCTTCTCTAGCTGAGACTTTGCAGCGTTCCGAGGTTCTTGAGCAATGCTGTGGCCCGTTGACCCCTGCCATGCGGAGAAGAACGCGGCAACACGACGAACATCGTGATTACGCTGGGCATCCTCTAGGTACGACTGCCGGTTCACACCGGTCAGTGGATCGACCTCAAGGAGCCAAGAGTGGAAGTCACGGCTCTGGTTGATTTCTCGCCAGTTCGGTACGGTAGCTGTCAGGTCGCTCCAGAAAGCCTGTTCAGCCGATACAGCCTGTCGCTGGGCGACCTGCTCGACACGCGGAACAACGCTTACTTTAAGGTCACGTAGGGTGCCTTCAAGATCAGCGATCTTCTGCTGGTAGTATGATGTCTCTTCCTTGGTCACGCGGCGCATGACTTCGATAGAGTCTCCATACTCCTCAATATCTTTATCGGTTACAAGTTTCGTTTGGGGCGGCACTGGCTGTGCAGACGATGCCGATAGGGACGAAAGCAGCCGTTCAAGCTGCTCAACTCGTGCTGTCAGTTCCTGCTTATCTGTCCGAAGCCGGGCAGTATCAGCGTTATACATACCCTGAAGGGTGCGGTAACGCTGTTCAGCAGTTTCTTCGTTGGTGCCCGTTCGCGTTTGCTCGTTACGCGCGGGTTCAGGTGCAGGTGCGGCGGCACCGTTGGCTTCTTCGTCCGAAGGCAAATCATCGCCCGAAGTGTCAGCCGTAGCGGCTGCTTCGTCGGCGGAATTGTCCTCGTAATACTTAGAAATAGCCTCGGACTGCTTTCGTACTTGCTCGGGTAGGGCCATTACAAACGCTCCTCTCGGTATGCGTGCCTGTGTCTGCCGCTATCGTTTATTCGATTGTGCGGCCAAATCACGAGAATTATTAACAAGTTTGCACAACTCTGTCAATACTTGACACCGCCCTTGGGCGGTAGCGACAGCCGCAGCGGATACGCTAGGTAGCTGCTCTAGTTCATGCTGCCGCCAGTCGCTCAGCCACTTCTTGATCTCCGGATAGTGGCCGGACATTTTGGCAATCATTTCAACAAGTTCGGGCTTTGGCTGGATCATCGGCCAGTCTGCTGATTAGTTACAAGGTTCATACCGCCAGCGGGGGTACCGCCAACGTCCATCTCCTGCGCGCCGGGGGCCTGACCGGGTATCTGCCCTTGCTGGGCCATTTGGACAGCAGCCTGCTTTTCGGCGATGCGCTTCTTGGAGCCTAGGCTCTCGCGCGAGGGCACCACCTCGTCCACCGGCATCTGAAGTCCCTTGGCGATTTCGCGCAGGATGGCAGCGCGCCCCTCGGGTCCGATGATACCCATGTCGATTTCGTTTGCCGTGGCGTTCAGGAACTCGACGCGGCGAACATTGGTGGTTTCCTTAACAGCAAGGTTGACAGCACCGCGCGGAACGATCTGCGCGTCACCCTTGATGGTTTCATCATCGTCGTAGCGCATGTTGTAAACAAACTGGCGCTGCATGATCGGCTTCACAACGTCGTGATCTATGTGCATGACGATCTGCCGGATACCCTTACCAGCCGAACCCATGAGCATGGACAGGCCAGAGGCTGTACGGCCTGCGCCCTGAACGTCCGTATCTCCGTAAATATACGAAGGGATACCGGAGTGGTCGTCTGCCAGACGGCTGAACTTCTCATAGACTGCCATCAGGGTCGAGGCATTGTCCTCCGGCTGGCTGAAGCGTATCGCCGGGGCAGAGCTACCTAGCGGGTCGTTAAGCACCTGCCAGATTTTCCACGGGTGCATCTGCGTGATGTCTTCATTGGGCGGGATGCGCTCAAGGTTCACCTCGACCTGCGGGCCGGACGCAATACCCATGTTGTTCACGAGCGCGCGAGCGGCGGCATTGCAGATATTCTGGAGGTCTTCGATAATCTCAGGGATCGACCGGCCCCAGAACGAGCCGGGGGTCTTGATGAATGAAGTCTTGGCATAGGGCTTCTCACCCAGCGGGTCGTAGTTCAGCACGGCCTTGATGACCATGGAACCAACCATCCAGACGTTCGCGTCGTACTCCTTAGCCTCGTCAGGCACTTCGGCTTCCGACATGCCCCACTCACGCAACATGGTTCCGGACACCTTGCCCCAGAACTCAAGCGCATCAAACACGTCGGTCGGGCGCATCTCAGTGTAGTACTTGCGCTCCTCCTCCTCACGGGCTGAGTCGTCGCTGTCGTTGATCCACGTTGTAGCCGGACCCATATCCAGCGCCTTGCGGATGGCCTGCTCGTCGTAACCCGGCACACCAATCAGGTCCGCCAGAGACTGCCGCGAAAGCTCGTGACGCTCGAACAGATAGCCATCGTTCAGGCGGGTAATACCCGGTTCAGGGTAGATATTGAATGGGCTGACGCGCTCGAACTCCGGTGCGATGCGCTCGCCCGGCTCGACAACGGTACGGCCATTGTCAGACGTAGCCCACTTCAGATACCGCTGGCGGCGAACAATCGGCCCCTTGATGAATGCGCAAGGGAACGTGACGAGATCGGTAATGAACTCGTTGAACGCATCAGACCAGCCGCCCTGTGCAAGCTGATCCTCGATCTTGGTCTTCATCTTATCGACGCGGTTCTGCGCCGCCTGCATGATCTTGAAGCGGAACTGCTGGGAGACAACCTCTTTAAGTTCCATCATCTCGTTTTTTGAAGGGGCCTGACCAGTCTGCTGGATCGTAATAAGTACCTGCTCAGCAAATGCCTGCTTCAGTTCCTCCATGGTGGATGGAGACAAATCAGGCTCCGGGGTCGGCTGGATATCCCACGGAGGGGAGCCGTTATCCATGAGGATGTCGCGCAGCCAGCTTTCGGCAGCACGGCATTTGATCTCGGTCAGCATCATATAGACTTCAGAGCCGCCCTGCTTCTTGATAGCAGTCAGCTTATCGGGCTCATACTCGCCGTTGCGCTGGCGTAGCGCCTTCAGCATGATGTCGCTAATCGGGTCCTTGGCAATCTTCGCCGCATCCCAACAAGTGCGCAGATGGGCGGCAAGCCCGAGAATGATCGGGCTCTGCTGGCGCGCTTCGACTTCAGCTTCGATGCGAGCGCGGTCCTGCTTCGCAAGCTCGTCGCCGCTAACAACGCGAAGAAGTGTAAGTCCGGCCATTTATCTATCCTTGCATTTCTTGCGGAAATTGTCCCACGTCCCGCCACGTCTGTAGCACTCGTGCATCTCGGCTTCGATCTCTGCACTGTTCCTTCTGGAAACATATTTCCAGATAAACGGCCATAATGCCGTTAAAGAGCGAGAGCCAAATTCGATCCAAAAAGCAGGCCGCTGTGCAACCATATACGCCCCGGCCCCAAGGCCGAGGAGAATAACAATGGTTGCTACAGCTTCCTGCCATGTCATTAAGCGGGCTTCTTGTTCGGCACCGCCCAGACCAGTATCGGGGTGAGCAGTCCGATGATGGTGCTCACCGTGTCGTGGCTGAGCCACGCGAGGTTGATACCCGAGAAGGTCTGTACGATGAACAGGATACCCATGATGGTGGCGACAAGCGCCTTGTCGATAGAGGTAAACATAAACTTATTCTCCTGTGTTTAGCTACGTAGGAAAACCATTCTTCTTGGCCCAGACTTTGGCTGCGAAGGACGGGCAGGCTTTATTGACCCCAGCAAAATCCCTATGTCCTAGGACCTTAGCCGCAGGATATGTTTTTGTAAGCCGTTCGACAAGTGTTCTTAGCGACTTCCACTGAGCCGCTGTAAAGTTATCGGCTGGCTTCCACGTCTTATCGTCAATACCACC